TGGTCTCCCAACGGCCTTTAGCCTTACTATCTTCTCTCAGACTAACATCTCCGAAGATACTTTTGTAGTCTTCGGTCTCCATTAAGTTTCTAACTTTGCTACCGAACCGCGAAGCAAGTTCAGCGTTGTGAGATACTTGCATAAGTTTCATCTTAGGATTTTTACCGATCATCCAAGCGGGAAATAAAAAAGATGCGAACTCTGATTTAGTATGCCTTGGTGGCATATTCACGATAAGTCTTTTAGATTGTTTTGAAGCTATATCTTGAAACTCATTTGCGATGATCTGATGGTGCCCCCAGTTTTCTGGGTCCTCTGTATTTCTACATATAAAATCAGGCCACATAGCTTTCACAAATAACAAAAAGTTATCCTGACATAATTTTATATATTCGATCTGCTTCTTTAGAATTAAGGTTCTTAATTCATCATCTGTTAATTTATCTAATGTACTCATCTAAAAAATTCTGTTTTCTTGGGTCCCTTTATACCATATGGTTTAAGCATACACTACTTCTATTCGACTTGCTATAAACTACATATATATACAAGTACCTTGTATATGAACGCGACCAGCAAAAAAAGAAATTAAAAAAGCAAAATGCAGGTTTTGGTGAGCCTTCTATAAGAGAGCCAATAGCCCGTTAGGGCTATTGGTATTGGTTGTAGTTAGCTACTTAACTTTTGTATTAAGTAACTAAATTTATTTACAATCCTTTTTTTGAAGTCGTCTATTAAAGGGTTACCAGTATTTTCTATTATTAACTTTTCTACTTCTCCCTCTAACATTTTATACATTACTTCATAATTTAACTTACTGATTGCGTCAGGGTCTAACTTAGTATTTTCAGTAAGTTGAGTATTAGCCGATTGCTCGGCTAATACTTTTGATATGTTCATTGGAACATTAGGCATTATTATCACCTATTGCTTTGAACTCATTATATTCAATCTCAGTACAGAACTGATTGAATAAATCATTATGTTTTATTTTGAAGTTAGCAGTTTCAAACTTTTTTCTTTTTCGTCTGATTTTCTGCACTCCATAACTACAACCATTATCATCTTGAACAATAACTAGGTTTTGTTTTGTTCTCTCAAAAACATCAACCAAGTTTTGTTTCATTTTATCTAACTCTTTAGATAAACGATTAAGTTGCAGTTTATTAACAGCATAAGCCATAACGATTTTTTTCTCGTCTGCCTTTAGCCGTCTTACTGTATTACTCATTGTTTTCCTTTTGTTAGTGTTAGTAATAGCCTGTCTTATCATATCCCATACTAATCTCAATAGCTTTATGTTCATTTTGGGTCTGCCTGTTCATAATGGGTTTTCCACAGACAAAGCTAGAACAAATTAAAAACAAAATTTAAACTTACAATATCAAACAATAGCAATATGTAGATAACCCATAATGGTGAAGAATATAAAAGTAATCCAAACATCACCACGAGGAACTATAAACGACGACCTTGCCGTCTTTGATTGCTTTTTTACAATAGTCTAAGAACTCTAAATCTTGTGCTTTGTATTCTTTGACAGCTTGCTCTTGCCATTGTTGACCCCAAAAAAATCCATCGCTTGTGAACGAATTATGATAACCCTCTTTGATTTCTTTCTCTAAGTCTTTAACGACATCTGTAGTAATATATACTTCGTCATCTCCATTCATTCCGAGATGTGAACAATCAAAGGGGTTGAACTCTTTGTCCTTTTCCTTTTCCTGTTCTTTCTTTAGTTGTGCCTCGTTTTGTTTCTCAAACATTTTATTCATAAATGTTTGAAGTCTTGCGTGTTTTCTCCAAACGAAAACACCCTTTTGCTCGTCCTTGTCATCTTCATAATATTTTCGCCAATTTACTTTTCTATTACGAAGATGAGCGTATTGGTCTAGTCCCATTGTTTCTCCTTTTGTTATCCTTGTCCAAAATTTAACCATTTCCTATGTCTTATCATATCCCACGATAAAGTCAAATAAAAAAAAAAACAAGGGCTTTTACGCACCAGCCTCTGCCGCGTAAGATCTGTGTACTTTAGAAAGGTTCTAAACAAGACTAACTCTAACGAGAACGAGCGAGAGCTTCACCACGCTGACACCAGAGTCAGCACCAGGATCCCCAGCAGGGGCACCATAAAATTTGGCCACATGATCACGAGCAGTGCGAGGAACGCAATCACGCGATCCTCCATCCGTCAGTAACGAAGACATCACCACGAATGTCCTGAATGGCATCCAGCTGCACGCCCAGTCCTTGAGCAATAAGCTCCCGCGCTTTTTCATTTGTTTTAAACGAGTCGTTGAGCAGACCTTCTTCATTAGCTACCATCTCTTTAAGATCTTTGCCTCCTGGCAGGACGGGGGATGCTGCAGGCATGGCTGCGTTTACGATTTCAATCGGCCCCTTCACGAGCTTCTGCATTGAATCAAGATCCTCTATCTTTCCGTCGACCACGGTAACCGTGCCGTCATCTTTAATTACATGTGTTTTCATTGTCATCCTTTCGTTGTTAGTTGGCCAAGGCCAAGTCGATTTACAATACACGGGCCCTAGCGCTAGAGTTAATCTAGAATGGCGGTGTACCTACAAACTTGGCCTCTGGACCGTTCCCACCCTTTCGTTTGTTACATAGGCGACTTATTAATGTGCCAGCGTAAACGGCCCTGATCTATACATAAGACCAGATGGGAGATAAGTCAAGAAAAAAGTTCAGAAACTTTTCATCCAGCAGTCAGTTGTGCTCCTGCGTAGGATATTACTATGTAGTTCATCTACAAACTCCTTTCCTCAAACGAGAAAGCGTCAGCTTCATCCTTCTGGGATCCCTGAAGACTGAGCTGCAGGTGCACAACTATTACCGATTCGGTGAACGAGAAACGAGGATGAAGAACGAGCTTCCCTCCTGGGAGATCCGCGGTGGGGGCTCAACGGAAAACAATGATATAAAAGTTGGCCCCCGAGAACGAGGATACACGAGAACTATACCTCTTCCAAGTCCTGCCTGGTTACGCTGCCCAGATGCCTTTCTAGTTCTTTCCCGATTCGTTGCTCATTGTCACAAGAACGAGAACGAGAACCAGCTACGGCATGCTGCAGGAGATCCCAGAGGGCACGCTGCACCGCGGGCCATTTAACGGGAAACGAGAACGAGCAACGAGGTTTCAGTAAACGAGGATCAGTAATCGCGGACAACGGTCTGTAAAGTTTCAAACTCTTCTCCAAGAGGGTCTCATTGCAGATGATAACTATACCACCGTGTTTGATTCGTTTATTTATCCAACTAATTTGCCATTTAGATAGCTTAGGATATCCAACTTTATCCGATTTAAGTTCTAACCAAAATTCTTTACCACTCCAACAACCATTTATGTCAGGAATACCATTGATAGTGTTAGATTCTACACGAATTAAATGAGGTTTTGTTATGTGTTTTTTTATCCTTTGCCAAAGTTTTGACTCACGTTTTTTCATAAACTATTCAGATCGGTTGAGCACTCTTTCTAATTTAGTTACGCTCGATCTAAGTAGTACATTGCAGTCGGAGAAAACGGCTGCCTCGCTGTCATAACTCGCAAACGTCCAAACATGTTTGCTATCTTTATCGAAGATAAAGGCATGTGTAATCATCTTAGCGGGTTTTAATTTTTTCACTTCGTCAGCATCTCTGTGACCAGCATCCCCGCACGGATCTAGCCAGTAAATTCTATAATAATAATATTTTTTATTACCAACGAGGGCTAGTTTGTATTTACTTTTTTTCCGTTTTAACATTTATTTTACCTAAATTAATATTAAGATCTGGGTTATGCACCTCATTAAAAACAGTAATAAAGGAAGTCCAATTATTACTCTTCAGATAATTCTTTTGTCTCTGGCTTAACTTCAATCGTTTTGGCGTTGAAACCATCGATCTTGTTTGAAAGCTCTGTGAGTTTCTTCTCAAGCTCTGCACGTGACATACCCTCCAATCCTGATACTTTTACTTCTTTTTTATCTACATATAAGCCAGCTAACTGTCCTGATCTATACTCAGCATTAATAGCTGATGCATATTGTTTTTCAGTATAAGCAGCGTCTGCATATTTTTCTAATCTTTTGTATCTACGTAATCTATCCTTTTCATATTTAGCTTTAGCTTTTTCAAGCTGTTGATCTAAATATTTTACTACGTGCGGATTGTGTCTTCGTAAAGTAAGTCTACTCCCAATGTCGGAAAAATTTTTATCATTCTTAGCTTCATAACCAGCTCTCTTACAAGCCTCAGCTTTTGTAATCTCACCCCAGTTCGCTACAAGAATATCAACAAACTTTCTTTGTTTTGGAGTTAAATCGTTGATTCTTCTTAATG